ATCATACATCTCATCAAGAGTTTTATTATAGTTTAGGTTAGCAATATTGTCTATAACAATTTTTAATTTTGCTAATCTTTTATTGTTGTCAAGTTCGGTATCATAACTTTCGTCCCACCACTTAGAAAAAGTTTTGAAACCAAGATCCTGTATAAGTTTTAAAGTATAAGGAGGAGCAGCTAATACAAATGGTCTTCCATATAAAATAGGATCCAAAGTTTTTTCACTAAAATTAGCAAAGTTACTTTCAAAGAAAGTTTCAGTAATGATTGTACAAAAACTTTCTCTGTATAGGTTTTCCATATGATGATGTAAAAGATCACCATTGTCGTATGCTAGTGCTAATGGAAGGTTATTAATAAGATTTTTATTATCCTTAATATCAAGTTCTTTATTTGTAAAATTATTATCATTAAAATAATAACTAACTTTGCTTGTACTAGGATATTTAGAATACAAATAACTTGCTAAAACTCGTCTATGTATTTTGTCTTTATAATTAGGACAAAAGAAACTGTTTTCTATATTTGTAGTGTAAGAAGTTTGTTCTTTAGATAATCTACTGGTTTCATACCATAAGTAAGGATCAAGATAATAAGTATCTTTACAAAAATTTTCCATACCTTTGTTTGGTACGTAAAATTTTACATTAAAATTTAAAGTTGAAATAAATTCGTACTCGTCACAAAAATCAAATTCAAATTCGCCTGCGTAATCTCTAAATTCATCTTCAGGATCTTTTTGTAACATATAGATAGGTTCAAAAGCAAACCAATCAACTTTTTGTCCAGAAAAAAGGTTTTGTAATATTTTTCTTACTTTGGCAGTGTTTTCAATTAAACCAAATTGAACAACTAGATTTGTTCCACACTTGTCTTTTAAAAAGTTTACACCGTCTGATCTATAGTCATCAAACTCTTCTACTATTTCTCCATTAGGGTCAAGCACCGTAGTTTGATACCCAAATATTATGTAAAGCACTAAAGTTGTCCTAGTCTTATCAACGTTGCGGCTAAGTTAATTTCTGGATCTACAACCAATGTATGATCAACTAAGCCTTGTTTAATAATTAGCACTGCTTTGTCTTGTTGTTCGTCTGTTCCGAACAATTCAATGTTGTCATAAAGCCAACGGTAAATCTCTTCCATTTCTTCTGCTCGTACAGTGCCACACAATAACTTTCTAGCATCGTGAATCTTGCCTGCTTTAAACAGTTCTACCATATCCAGTTTCCAGTCACTTTCACCTGTGTCACCTTCTTGTGGGCTAACAAGTTTACCGTCAACTGAATTCATCTGTACCATATTGATACATTTTCTCAAGTCTGGATACGTTGCTTTAACATATGTATCGAGTGTCTCCAAATCAGGAGTGATACCTTCATTGATGAGAATCTGAGCGACCCTAGCAGTAAATTCAGTTTGATCGATTTTGGCAATATGGAAACCTTGGCACCTGCTATGAATAGCCGGAATAATCCTGTTAGGATAATTACAAGTAAGAATAAAACGTGCTGTGCTATGATACTCTTCCATAACACCACGTAACGCTGCTTGAGCGTTTGGAGATAAGTAATCTGCCTCATCTAATAATACTACCTTAAAAGCACCAAACGGGATCATCTGGACAAAATTAACAATTTTGTCACGCACATCATCTACACTATTTGTGCGACTTGCGTTTATTTCTAATATGTCTAAGTCATTAACATCAAGCTCATTAAAAAGCAACCTAGCAAGAGTAGTTTTGCCAATTCCAGCGTTACCACTGAAGAGCAAATGTGGAATAGTTTTATCTTTAATCCACGTAGTAATCTGTTTTCTTTGTGCGTCATCTCTAAATACATAACCGTCCACTGTTTTTGGACGATATTTTTCTACCCATAGTTCTTTCATTCTACAAGTGTGCTCCACTTTTTAAGTTTTTCTAATTTTACGTCTGCTCGATCTTGTAATTCGATCCAGTCTGTGATATTGTGTTCAACCATTAGTTCCATCATACAAAATACATCACCTAGTTCTTCTACTAGTTTAACACGTTGTTCTTCTTCGATCAAGTCTAAAGTTTCATACTTGCGCATTATTTTACTACAGCGTTGTGTAAGTTCACCGCACTCTTCCATTGTGATACACATCAACTGTTGTAGTGTATTAATAGGGCTATTCATATTCTCCTCTCAAGTTTAAAACTAACGTTCGTCTTTCGCTTTTGCCATCACTTTTATAACTGTGCCATGTTTGATTACTACGTGAAAAAATCATACAACGATTTTGTTTCCATTCGCAAGTTGCCACAGGATCGCCATCTTCTGCGTCATACAAAATAGTACCAATGTTTTCTTCTGGCTGTAAATAGATTACACAACTTAATAGTTTATCTTCAGAATCAGGATGAACAGGAAATACAAAAGTTTTGCCTGTGACAACAACATTCAATTCCATATATTTTACACTATCAACCTTATCCGGAGCGTGTTGTTCTAAGATATCAATACATTTTTTAAAATATCTTTTTTCAAATCGTTTTAAGAAATCGTATGGAAAACTAGAATTTAGTTGTCCGTCTCTCCAAATCTGATTTTTGCTCAACTCCATCCCACCGTCTACGGGCGTAATCATATCAACAGTTGATAAGAAATCAAAGTCTTCTTGTTCTAAAAAATCATCAATGACTTCATGTTTCCAAGGTTTGTCTATAATCATATAATTCCTAATTCCTTATATGCTATTTGTACACCTTTGGCTTGAAAGTAGCTATCGGCTAAAGCATTATGTAAATCACTTTGCATTGCTTTACGAGGGTCTATTTTACAACACGCAAACAATGTACGTGAATCTCGGACTTGCCAAAACTGCCACGGAATAGGTTTTCCTAGGTGCCGTAGCATATCTTCAATAATAGTGATATCAAAGCCATAGCCGTGTCCCCAAAGAACATCTACACCTACCATCCATTTAGGTAAATGGTCTAAAAATACTGTTGGATGTGTTCTATCATCTTCACTGAATGCTTCTTGTTGAACTTTAGGATCTTGTTGTCCCCACCAAGCAATAGTGCTATCATTTATTTTGCGACTATTTTGTGCCTCCAAATCAAGTTTAAAGTAAAACTCACTATGCGGTTCCGCATCTGAATTAGGATCAAACTTTACACCTCCTACAGTTAAAACAGTTGCTTGTGGAGTTACATCAAGTGTTTCCAAGTCAATCATAGCATGTACAGCCATTAAAATAATTCCTCTATATGTTTAATGTGTTTACACTTTTTAAAAGCAGGACAGTCACAACTAAAGCCCGTGTCTTTCATTTCTATTTGATATTCATTGCCCTTACTACCAAGAGCAGACCATACAGTGCCTACTGCCCAGTGCTTTTTGGTATTGATAGTATCGCTTGGATATACTTTAGGTCCATACTTAGCCATCGGTGCGCCTCTTTGTTATATCTTAATATAACATTAATTGTATTAGTTGTCAACTGATTTCGCACGAAATTTTTCGTAAAGTTTCCAACCTTCCCAGGTAAAAACAAGCATTATACCTGTAATAAATCCGCCGCCGAACAAAGTAGCAAAAGCTAAATTGCCTAGGAGGTTAGAAAAAAACAGTACAACAGGAATGTCGTACCATTCAAAGTTTTTAAATGAATTGTCCAAGTTCTGGAGCCTTCCAGCCTTCTGGCTTCAGTACCTTGCCGTCTTCACGTTTGCGCACTTTGCCTGTGTCTGGATCAATCTTAGCAAAGTTTGTGTTCATTACTTCACGCCAAGCACCTTCTCCGTCCCAGCCTGCGGCACGAATAGCACCCATAGTAACAACTAGAATGTCTACTAGTGCGTCTAACTGTTCTACTTTGTCGTTATCTAGGATAGCTTCTTCTAGTTCATCCGTTTCTTCACGGATCAAATCAAGATACATTTTATAGTTTGCTTCTGATGGCTCTTGATCACACGCTGAGCCAAAGCGTTCAATATCTGTAAATGGATTAGTCATTTAAACCTCTGCTGCCATATGAACGTCTTCAGGTTTTGTATCACTCCACATCAACACATTTTCTTCGTCGATCATTCTTAATTCTACTTCACCTTCGCCTTCGTCGATTTTTACGCTACGTGTCCAGCGTCCATGTTCGATAAGTACCCAGTCATTGATAGCATACGGTTCTTCATTATCTGGGCCTTTAGCATGTACTTGACCCCAACGTGGATAAATGCCACGTGATGTGCCGTTATCGTCAGAAATAATTAAACCAGACTTGGTTTTTTGTTCTCCAAAATACATGTTTTTTACAATCACTCTACTGCCAACAGGAGTTAGAGTTCCGTTAATAGTATTCAAGTTAATAGCCATTATTCACCTTTTCTAATAAAGTTACCGTCTTCGTCTTCGATCCACGCATCATCTTCTTTTACAGTTTTTTGTTCTGTTTTAGGCTTTGGTGCGGGTTTCTTTGGCGCTTCTTTAACCTCAGGCGCCGGTTCATCCTGCGGTTGCGCTACAGGTACAGCATCTTCGTGTTTCATACCTCGTGATGCTTGATAGTAGTCTTTAAGCACGTCTTCCCTTTTTCTAATGATTTCGCCTTGAGGACTTAATTCGTCTCCTCGAGCATTTACTCTAGCGTTACCAACAGCAGGTGTTAGTTCGTTGCGACTAATCAATAGATCAAGGTCAACTTGCTTTCCTCTAGCGGTGCGATATATTTTTCGACCTTGATTTTGTGCCATGTTTATCTCCTATTTTAATTACTTATCACTGGTTTTACGTTACATCTCCAGTAACGACTTTTTCTATCCCAATGATATGCTTTATGGTACCACCAATAATCGTCAGGAGTTTCTTTATCGTGATGATCAATTAGTAATTCATCACTATTTATACCTAACATATCCTGTGATACACTTCTATTTACTTTCTTTACATATGGATAATCTTTGTTTTTATCTCTTGTCATGCTTAAATTTAAATCTACAATGTCTTCGGCATTATCTAAACTATAGCAATCTTGTAAAAATTTTATTAATTCACTTTGTAAAATATCTTTGTTGTCATGTAGTACTAAACTACTTGCTCCTTTATATTCCCAGTAAATATCATTTTCACCTCTTACTTTTCTACCCCAAAACTTTTGATTATGATATGTATCGATATGGTGCTGCTGTGTGATATTATACTCATTATACAATAAAGTGTCAGGATTGTCAACGATCCATTGTAACATATCTTCAAAAAAGTCTGTTTCTTTGATACCTCTAGTTGTCATGTATTTGGCAAGATAGTGCCCCCAACCGTAGTAATACATTAAAATGCTTATCCAACTAAACATAAATCCTTGTAATACTTCATTCCATTTAGCAGTCTTTGTGCTATATACAGCACCTGTGTATTCAACAATATAGTTTTCAAGATCGTCAGTACTCAAATAATAAGTATCTAGTGGAACAGTTTTTGTATCTATTCCGTATTTCTTTTGATAATTAGGGTTACCCATTGTAGCATTGTCAGTGATAACTAGTGGATGTATCATTAAAAAACTATCTTGGCCTAAATCAATTAATGTTTGTATACCATTACGTAAACTATTATAGGTTTCTTCTGGCATTGGCCATATCAGTTCACTATATGTAGGAATATCAGCATCATTGTATTTTACAAGATATTCTTGTACTTTTGTTTCATCAATGTTAAAACGCTCACTTGCTGATAACGTTGGATCATTAAAACTTTGCATAGCAAAAGTAACGCCTTTAAAAATGTTTACCGGCGATCTTTTATTCATCATAGCTATTTCAAAATTACGTTCTACATTGTTCTTTGCCCATGTAGCATCAAACCATTTTGGATAACCATATTTTTGTTTGGTTTGTAACACATAATCAGTAAGTTCAACATCTCTTTGTAGTAACCCCCAGTTACTATCACACACGCTAACATACTCTATTTTGTTTTTGCCCATCCATTCTATTTCAGACTTAACACGTTCAATATCAAAGAGTGTAAGTTTATTCCAATAACTGTCACCTATATCACAAAAAGCACAATGATATGGGCAACCACGCAAACTTTCCCACGTAACTTGCCATAGTGTATCCTTTGGATACTTTGCCATAATAGGTTCATAAAAACCTTCTAGTATAGGACTTGGAATATCACTTATGTCCATTCTACGTTGTGCGGGTTTGGGCATCTTTGTAGGTGTTTGTACATTAGGTATGCTATTCCAATCTTCACCTGCTAATATACTTTTGAATGCTTCCTCGCCTTCGCCATGTACCACAGCGTCAAACATACTATACTTTGTAAAAAATTTTGGATCATGTTTGCTAATTTGTGGGCCGCCAGTAATAATAGTACAATCTGGATAGGCTTGTTTTATTAATGTTGCGAGTTGTTTATTATATTCCCAATTCCATATGTAACTGCTCATAGCAACTAAAAAAGGATTATCCATACCTTGAACATATGTACTAGGATCTATTTTTTCTATTAGTGTATCTTTTAAAGTGTAATCAAAGGTGTCAGCATAACACCATTGATAGGCAATGCTAAGAGGCAGAAATTTATTAGGCCCATAAGCATCGCTTACCTGTATAAGATACACGTTTTTCATCTTAGGAATTCACGCCAGTCTAAATCATACTTGACACTGTCAATTCTGTGTACACCAATTAAGTACAACACGTAACTTGCTACACTTGATCCACGTCCTACACCCCACACAATGTCGTTCTCACGCATAAAATCTACAAGATAAATCATATAACGCAACAAATCAAACATTTCTCTACGTTGGAACTCTGCTAGTTCTTCATTTACTCTGTGGAAACGTTTGTCATCGCCTTCGCATAAACTGTACAAATGTGCAACAACATCTAGTTCTTTGTATTCATCAGGCATAAACCATTCACTTTGACATACACCGTCAAAAGTCTTTTGATCTACATCTAATGGGATATATTTTTGTAGTTTGTCAAAGCCTTGTTCTTCCATAGCGGCATTGAATTTGTCTACATCGTCGTTTGTATCGCACAATACCACATGAACTTTATCCGCATGACCACTATAGATCATATCGATTAAATTACGGTTAGAAAATCGCGGGATACCGAGTTTATCTGTTTTCATAAGCATACGTGTATTTTACGATATATTTATTAAATCGTCAAGAGGACTTTCAGGGTCTTGCTTTACTGTTTTTATATTTGAGCGTCTTCTGTCGTCTAATTCTAGTTTCATACTATCAATTAATAGAATCATTTGTTGTCTTACATAATCAGAATCAGTCATAAAATAAGTATTATTTAATTTTACTAATTTTTTTTCTAACTCTTGATCAGAAAGATCGGTAAAATCTCTTATTGGATGCATTAAGCAAACGTGCCTATATATTTGAAATAAAGTGTGCTACCAAAATCAAATGTAAAAATATCTATTACAACAGTTGACCCGTCACATGGATGAGTAAAGTTGTTACTACTAAAGAAATTAGCAGCACCATCACTTGCAGTTGGACCTGTAGGAATCAAATCGCCATAAACTTTATAACTAGTAGCATTTAACGTACAAGTAGTATCAACAGGAACTGATTTTGTAATGGTTAAAAACAAACGCATTTCAGCATATCTACCGTTACTAGGCCAACCTTGAAAACTAACAGTAGGAGTTCCTGCTGGATTTGTAAGTGTTACACTATGTACCATACCCACGCCAAAATCTGCTGTGTACGTATTTGTTGTATCAGCAAATTGTGATGTTAACTTAGTTGTCGCATCAAACTCAGCATCAATAATTTTATTGCCAACATGATTATTATCAGCATCTGTTCTAGCACGATTAGTTTGTAACGTGCTAATTTCTTGTCCTGCTGTAGTTAAGTTTGTTTTAATAACTGTAAAATTATCACGGAAGCCTTGACTATCATTGTCTATTCCAGCGATTGGATAATTTTCGTCTATATTTGTTACATCTATTGCGCTTGCCATTGTTAATTCCTTCTAACTATTTATCGGTTTCAATTGTTAAATTGATAGTTTCCGAACATTATATAATGTTCTAGAGAATCATCAGTCACTGAATTTACAATATACCGATCTATATCATAATCAATTTGTTTAATATCAAAACCTGTGGTTGTAATATAATTTAAAACATTTCTTCTAATTTGTTCTCCATTGCCAGGTTTAACATATGCCAACGGAATAGCAAAAGTATAACCTAGTTCTTGTAAATCATTGCCTTGTGCTGTCTGCATCCATAAAGGTAAAAATGCTTTACTAGTAGTACCCATAGAGTTAATGTTTTTTCTCATTTTTTCTATATTCGAGATATAGTTTTTTCTATCTTCTTCTTCGCTGACCTGTACGGCATCACTATCAACTTTTATTGTTGTCCAATCAGGACGGAGTCTCCAAGTTTCTTCTAGGCCGTCTGTAGTTACAACACTTGAAATGGCAATGCTTACTGGTCCTGCTCTAGTTGATATACTTATTGTGTTTACAGCTGAAATATTTACAATACCGCCGCCTCTTTTAACTACTCTTAGAGATTGATTGCTAAGGTCTAATTTAAATGTAGTCCCATCTTTTTTAAGAATACTTAAATCAACACCACCAGCGCCTCCACCAAATGTGTCATCAATTGGTTCCACTTCAATACTGTCTACTGTAATACGTTTGCTTCTATTTTTTTGGAAAAAGAAATCAGCAGTTTTACCACTCTTAGGCAAAGCCGGATCTATTAAATCAATATATACAACTTCGTATACAGAATTATTTGTTCCAGGTTGTTTTGCGACTGCTGTTTTTATGTCACCAAAGTAATATTGTTTTCTTTTTACGCCTTTTACACTAGCAGCACCAAATGCTGATACAGAATTTGTTTCTATTCCAGCAAAAATTAAACTTCTAAGTTCTTTTTGTACACCAAATTCTGGATCACTTGGTCTATATAAAACTTCTGGATCAAAAACATTAGGATCATTAATAAAAGTTGTAAATATTTCTCTTTGTGTTTTTGGTAATAAAGGTTGTACATATAGATTACTATATAGTCTAGTATCATCAGTTGATATAGTAATAGTAAATTCTTGTAAAATACTAGTGTACGCAAATCTGTCTTTTGCCAACACAGTAAATTTAAAAGTTCTATCATTAGTTGTTGTTAAGCCATCGAACGTTGTGTTATCAGAATCATATTTTGTAAGTCCTGGATTCTCAACTGTACCTATACTAGGAAATTTGCCAACTATTTCCCCATTACGACTTAATAACATTCCAAATGGCAATCTACCACTTGCTAAAGAATAAGATAAATTTGCCCCGGCGTATGTACTTTTAGCTTCAACAGCAAACGTGCTTTGTAAGTTAGGTTGTATAGTTCCTAAGTTACTATTAGATGTCCAACTTAATACGCTATCTATTTCACCAATTAACTTTAAATCAAATGTTTTGATTTTTTCAACAATATTACTTTCATCTTGAGTAAAACTTTTACTAAAACTATCTGCTTTTGAAGCACCAAGGCTGATTGTATTTCCAACATTCAAAACTCTTTGTAATGGAACATCTAGTCCAATACGAGTATAGTTTGCTAACTTTGTAGCTGTAATTTCAACACTATCGTCTGTGTGGAATAAATTTTTGATATAAGAGGTATTGGTTGTATTGCTATTTTCTGGCACATACATTAACAGTTTGTATATTCCGTTTATTCCTGTAGTAGCAGTAATATAGGCAGGTAAATCTCCTACTGCTAAAAAGTCATTAAGTGTGTCTAACATTGATTCAGCACTACTATCTGGACGAGCAATATCTGTTTTAAGTTCTAAATTATTATCAATTGTTGTTTCTACAGTGTATTTTACATATGCTGCTGCGTTTTTAATTATGTATTTCTCTGTATTACTATAATTTAATTCACGTTCGTTATAAAATAATACATCGGTAGTATTTAAAGTATCAACATAAAAATAATCTGTTGACTGTGCTGATTCTGCTACTGTAAGTGGATTGTATTTGTATAAAGGTTGTAAATTTGGACTTATTTGTAGTAAATCAAAATCTACATTGGTATCATTTACACTCGTAATTGTATAGTTTCTGCCATTTAATTCTATTTGCTGATTTACTAACGCTGCTAAATCGTCTATTCCATCAGTCAAATCCGTAGAAAGTTTTGCTATTTTTATACTAGAAGTGCCTGATAATGTATCTTCAATAAATGTTCCAAATACAGTAACTAATCCTGTGTCTTCGTTAAAGCGTAAAGCATTGACACTAAATTTATAATCTCTACTTACAGCAGGTTGATACGGAATAATACCAGCAACTTCACCAGTGTTTGGATCTAGTCCTAACCCAGGAGGTAGTTCACTTACACTCTCTGGTGTAATTATTGTAAATTCATCTACTGTGATAGGATTAGGTGTACCATCCTGTAAAGTGCTATTTGGTCCTCTATTGGCTACAGGAAAAAATGGAAGTACTCCTGTTAAGTCATAATAACCTGTGGTTATTTCATTTGTAGCAGTAAGTTTATAAACACCAGGATTTCTTTGCTGTAAATCATAACGAATAGCACCTGATACGGTAGGCTGGTCAATAATATTCAAATATATTGTTTGGTAGTTATTTGCTCTACGCTGCCCAAGATCACTTGGAGTAACCCAAATAGGCACTCTTTCAAATGTCATGTCACTTACAAACACATTAGTCCCTACTTGCATGATAGTATTGTCAGCACGAGTAAATTCATCTGTAATAACATATATTGTAAACTGTCTGCTACTAAATGCTGTGCCATCTGTAACAGTAACAACAAAATCATATTTCCTATTAAGTTTACGTGGAGGACGCACCAAATCTAAATTAGTTAATTCTATATCACCATAGTAATAACTTTCAATAGTATCATCAGACCTAGCACCCCAATCAAATGTTATGCCATATCTGCCCGCATCGTATCCCAGTTTGATTTCATTAATGTCTAAGGCACGTATAGGATCTATAATACCAGTAATTCTGCCACTTTTAGACATTGTTAAGCCAGGAGGTAATGTACCAGATGCTGTGCTATCTGTTCCTAAAAAGTATTCTAACACTTCTCCAACCTGTGTGTCATCATCTAACACTTCTAATTGAAAATCAACTGGGGAACTATCTAATATAAAATAAGTTTTATTATTACCTACTGGTAACAATCCTGGTTCTGTAATCCATTGCGGCTCATCATAACCATCTATTGTAATTTTTAAAGTTCTATCAGCTATACCATCAGCTGAGGTAGCTCTAACTACAAAGGCAAAAGTTGTTATTTCAGCAAGAAAGTTTGGTGTGCCTTTAACAGCATTATCTTCGATACGCATACCAGTTGGTAACTTACCACTTATTAATGCTGTAGTAACACCTTCTGTACTTTGTAAAGGAAGAGGTATATTTTGCGTAGCTCTTTCGGCAAACGTGCCAAAGTTATGGCCGTTATTTACTGTCCATTGTGGTAGTGCCATTTATATGCTCCCAAGATCGATCTCTCCTTGCGATGGGGAAGTAAAGGTACCAAGATCAACATCTTGATTTCCTATAATAAACTGTAAAGCCCCCTCGTATGCTCCTCCAATATCTCCTAAATCCCATGTAAGAAATCTACCCAAGTTGTTTTCATAGTTAACACTTTCAGTACCACTGGTTTTAATATTAGTAGGAATAAGTGTACCTATAGTTCCTGTAGTAGATACAGAAAGTGTTCCAGTCAAGCTACTGGTGCTTGATAAATTATTCACACCAGTTATGTTTTGACTATTAGCATCTAAGGATGCTGCTAGAACTGGACTCAAATCGTTTTCTAAACTAGCATCAATTATAATTTGTGGATTAGGACTAGCGTTATTATCAGAACTAGTTGTTACACCTTCGCCGCCATATATAGCAAAACTTTGGCCATTTCCTAGTAATATAGAACCGTTGTCAGCAACAACACTGTAACTTTGATCTGGTACAGTACCATCTACAACTAGCGTGTTATCTAACTCTGTTATATTAATATTAGAGCCACCCACGATACGTCTAAAGCTCATAGTGTTACTTACTTGTTCTTTGAACACTTGTCCGCCGCTTGATCCTACGTTTTGTGCTGTCTGTACCGCAACTAAATCTAATTCACTAAAATTAGCATTTACCTTAACAAAGGCTTCACGTAAATCATCCCCTGTTCCGTCATTTGCTGCTGATCCTATGTTTATTGTTTGTATTGCCATTATTGCCCCTTAAAATGCTACTGTTACCCAAGCATCGTTTAGAAAACACATCAGTGCTTCGTCACCATTCCCAGTTGGATCCCATGAGCTACCATCTGCTACAGCTAACATGCCTCTGTATGTATCTGTTAATCCCGGTGTACCTCCGTAAGGTACAAAAACTTGCATCCAGCCGCCTTGATTATATCCACTGCCTCCACTGTTAACGAAGAATCTGTTTGGATCATAAATCTCAAAGTAGCGTCCGACGTCAGTATTATACATAAATGAGCCAACGTTAGGACTAGATGGACGAGTGGCAGTTGTTCCTGATGGTAATTCTACATAATCAGCATTAGGACCTATTCTAACACCTGATTGTGCGTCTAAAGTTAGTACACTATTTGCGCCTGTAGTTGACAAACTTAATGCTGTATTTGTGCTACTAATTGTGTTTAGTGTAAGATCAGTAATAAACGCACTATTAAAGAAGTTACTAGCATTTCCTAAACCTACTGTGCCACTAGGGCGGAGTTCTCTGTTAATTTGTACGAAAGTTGGCGAATCTAAAACAACTCCAGCACCGCCGTTGCTACCAAGTGTAATTGTGTTGCCACTTGCTGAATCTATAGTTACAGCATTACTATGGTTAAAATTTATGCCTCCACTGCTCATTACTAAGTTAGTACCAGTAAGTGCGCCAGTAGAAGTTACTGCTCCTGTGTTTATTGATCTTGTAGTAGTATCATTTCTTTCTACAACACTATCCAAGTTATCTGCTTCAGCAGTTAGGAATCCTTCGGAATTATTAGCACCATCATAAGGTGTATATCCAAGGGCATTGATAACACCTGCGGCATTATTAATATATCCATCTGGGTTAGTATTATTGTAAGGTGTGAATCCTAGTGCGCCAGTTACTGCTGCTTCTGTAACTGTGCTTATATATCCTGCAGGGTTAGCGTCATCGTATGGAGCAAATCCTAATGCTTGAACTACTCCTTGACTATCATTTATATACCCGTCTGGATTTGAATCATCATATGGAGTGAATCCTAACGCACCTGTTATCTGTGCTGAACTAATATTGTCTAGCACTGTTTGTATAGTAATAGGCGCAAGTGATTGCTCATCTGCTGACACTATTACTAATTTGTTTGCGTTATTAGCAAATTGGAATGTATCAGATAATGTTTGAAACGCTCCACCTGAACTTAGCAATCCATCTACGTCTGTAAGATCATTTATATCATCAGGAATCAAACTATTATTATCAGTCAAGTCTTGTATATCAGTTGGAATGCTTGGCAAATTTGTTAAATCGTTATAGTCGCCACTAAATCCGCCACCTAGTAATTCGTCAACATCTCCTAGCTGATTAACATCTGTAGGAATAGTAGGAGCATTTTGGATGTCAGCAAAATCAATTGATTCAAGTAAGTTTGTGCCACCTACTGTATAGGTCAATGCTTCTACATTGCCACTTACTGTAGCGTTGGTTGCTGTAATTAAAGCCCCGTTTATAGTTCCGCCTGCTGTTATTCCACCTGTGGTTGATAATGTTGACAGTCCAGTTAGATTGTTACCAGTTAGATCAAGATCGTCACCTACTGGCAGTTCTCTTAACTGGTTATTTGTTTCATCTAATATGAGTGGAAATCTACTTGCCATGTTATACGTCCTGTTCTTTTATATATTTAGCATTATGTTAATGCTGCTATTCTTGCTTGAAAGTCAGCAAAATCTGTGCTTGCTGCTACTTCAGTTTGTAAAGTAACTAAACTAATGTAACCTGGTATCACACCAGTAATATTGGCTCCAGGTATAACACCATTGACTCCGTCTACCAACAAAGTGCTTGTTGCCGATGTTACACTACCATTAATGTCAATTTCATATTCTTGGTTTTGTATAATACCAGACTGGCTCACATTATCAATATCATTATATAGTTCAGTAAAGTTTTCATTTACCTTATCAAACGCTATACGTATTGGATCTCCGTCTCCACTGTTTTCTTGTGTGCCAGTGTTTATAGTTTTCTGTGCCATTATACTCTCCCTACTACAACTTCAATTGTGCCGTAGCCATCATCAGTTTTACTTTCAAGAGCTTTACCAATAATAGTACCAATTTTAGGATCATTGTCTACTATAGCTACTCCCGGTCGAGCACTGGTTACTAGCAAGTCTCCTTTTTCTACCCGACCAAGCACTTTCGTAGGAACTCTACCTTGTAGTGCTACACCAACAACATGTTCACCTTTTAATGCGCTATTCATGATGTGTGCTGGATTTGTGGTTACAACACCAGCTACTCTTCTATCACCTTTAACATCAGTAGTAGTAACTTCTTCATTACCGCCAAATACTAATACTGTTCCAGGTTCGTATACAGCATCGCCTTTATAGTTTTCAGCTAAGTCAGCGTACAATGCTTCAGTTGCTACACCGTTGAATGTAGTAGCGTACACTGTGTTGAAGCGTCTTGTGCTACTTCCTATACTAGTAGCGTTGTCGCCTGTAGTATTACCACTTGTATTTGTAGCACCTAGGAAGTTTCCGTCAATAGTCAATGCTCCTCCAGTAACCATAGCATTAGTGCTTGGATTGTAAGTTATACCAGCATCAGTACGCAAAGATTCATACGCACCTGTGGCGTTGTTACTATTAACAAACGTTAAATATTGTGTTGTGTTACCAGAATTTCTTACAGTCAATACTTGATCGGCAGTGCCAGCATTGCCACTTACATCACCAGTAACGTTACCGGTAAATGTAGCATCAGTTCCATCACTTCCAGCTTCTAATACTTTACTAGTTCCATTTGAGGAGTAAACGTCACCGTTTAGATCAGCAGTTATAATGTTTGGCAATCCAATTGTAATTGTGTTACTACTATTTGAAACATCAATTTCACTTCCTGTACCTTGAATAGTAAGTGTATCGCCTAGTGATAATGATGTTGCTGAACCGCCATCTGAAATATTAATATTGCTGTTGGCAAGTTTACCGTTGGCAATACTACCCGCAAGATCATCATTACTAATACCACTGTCTTTAAT